CGCTACCTCGTCGTCGAGGACGCGTGACGGGGACGACGTGAACCGCCCCCGCGTCCAGACGATCGCCCACGCGTCGCGCGTGGATCCGTTGACGGTCGCGGAGGTGCACGGCGGCGCGATCATGCGCCGACGCTCCGACGGGTGCGTCGGTCGCGCCGTCCTCATGTCCGAGCCGTTCAACTTCCAGATGCCGCTCGGCGGTGTCCAGGGCTGGCCCGGAGACATGGTGTTCATCTGCGAGGACGGCAACGCGTGGGTCATCACGCCCGACGACGCGAGCGCCTACGAGGAGATCACCTAGCCGATGGCCTCCCCCACCCAGAGCGAGATCCAGAACGTCTACAAGTACGGCGTCGACATCGCCGAGGACTACCGCAGCCACGTCGACGGGACGCAGAACGCCCAGATCGACACGCTGCAGCAGGCGGCCGAGGGTGATTGGCTCGTCCCCTCCGTCGCGGCCGTGTCCGAGGCGATCCGCGGGGTCATGTCGTCCGGCATGAGCGCGGGCCTGTACGCGCCGCTCGCCGCGGCGTGCGTCCGCGAGTTCGGCAAGTTGTATTCGTTCCCCGAGGGGGACGACTTCGAGCGCCTCTGGGACCGGCTGTTCCGCTACTGCAACACGAACACGATCAAGGTGGCGAGCCGTCAGATCACGTTCGGCGGCGCCGTCGCTGGCGTCAGCAACGTCGGATCCGGCACGATCAACCGGCTCTCCAAGGACGAACTCGGGTACGACATCGAGGCGACGTTCGTCGAGGTCAAGACGGCGAAGTGCATCGTCGACGGGAACACGATCGGCGGCTATCGCAACGCCGAGGTCTTCGAGTTCTACGGGACGCCGCGCGCGAAGGATCTCATCGCCATCGCGGGCTCCGGCCAGGACGCCAAGGTCCAGATCCCCGCCTACCACTGCGGCGGCGGGAACGGCCGCTCGCTGCTCCAGAACGCCTCGTTCTCGTCCTACAACGCCGCCAGCACCTCGCTCACGGGCCTGTTCCCCGGGTGGACGATCGCGGGCGCGGTCGCGAATCTGGGCCAGGACACGACGAACTACTACCGCTCGTTCCCGGGCGCGTCCGTCGACGGCTCGCTCAAGTTCGTCACGAACGAGCGCATCTACCAGCGGCTGTCGGACATCGGCGAGCGCATCGACGAGAACACGCCGTACTACCTCCAACTCGCGTACAACCGCCAGGTCGGTTCGGGCGATGGGACGCTCACGATCCGCATGGGCTCGAAGACGGCGAGCGTGTCGCTCGCGGCCCAGACGGGCTGGAACATCCTCCGCATCACCATCGGCACCGACTGTTGGTACAGGAACTTCGCCGAGGACCAACTCGACATCGAGATCGAACTGGCGAGCCGCACGACGGGCTACACGCTGATCGACGACGTGATCTTCGCCCCCTTCACGAAGTTCGACGGCATCTGGTACGCGCCCGTCGGCGGGGCGACGCCGTTCCGGCTCGATGATTCCTTCACCTTCACCGACACGGGCGGCGCGGCCGGGACGGGGAAGATCCAATACTGGACGTGGCGCTGGCTCGGCAAGTATTGGCCGCACGCGACGGGCGGCAGCGTCACCTGGGCGGATCCGTAAACCCTGGAGGGGTAGCGCATGAGCCTCGCCTCCGAGGTCACGGCCCGATTCGACCCCCAGACGCTCGCGGAACTCACGAACCCGCGGGCGCCCGGGACGTCGTCCGTCGACGCCACGAAACTCTCGAAGGCGTGCACCTCTGCCGAGGCGGCGTTCAAGGTCTACGCGGGCAAGGTGTTCGACGAGACAGACGTCCGCCACGTCGACGTCGCCGCGGAGTTCGTCGTCGCGTTCCTGTTCAAGTGGGGCGCGTCGAACGGCGCGACCGCGTCCGCGCGCTGGAACGAGGCCGTAGAGATGGCCCACGCGCTCGCGCGCGTGACGTCGCGGGATCGCATGGTTCCTCGCTCGTCCAGCGAACTCACGCCGTCGCCCGAATCGACGGGCCTGGATCCCGTGCGGCCGGACTTCGACCGCTCGAGGATCGGCGGACTCGTGCCGAGGATGCCGTCGGACCAGCGGAGCGCGTCGTTCAACGTCGACCAGTGAGGAGGCGCGCATGGCCCAGACGTCGCCCGCCTCCTCGACGTTCCAGCAGAAGGACGAGGGGCAGACCCTCCGGCTGCTCCGCACGACGCTCAAGAACCCCCGCGCCCTGCTCGTGTCCCTGGGGCTGTACCTCGAAACGGTCAGCCGGGACGCGTTCAAGTCGCAATCGTGGGGGAAGAACAAGTGGCTCGACCGGCGCCAGACGCGCATGGTCCCGAACTGGCCGGGGGTCATCGCCGACTTCCGCGCGCAGAAGCGAGCCCCCAAGCCCCAGCGCTTCCAGGCCAGCCCCGTGCTCATCGACCGCGGCGACCTCCTCAAGAGCGTCAAGTCGCGCGTCCTCGACGCCAAGACCGTCGAGATCGGCTCGAACCTCCCGCACAGCGGCGCGCTCAACGACGGCGGCGTCACCTGGACGGAGATGATTACGAAGGACGTCCGGCGTCGCCTGTACGTCTGGATGCTGGGATTGAAGGCGAAGCATCAGAAGGCCCAGGCCGCGCTCCCTCGCAGCCAGAAGAAGGAGCAGCGCAAGGCGATCGCGGCCCACCCCGACGTGGTCGCGGCCAAGGCGAAGCAGGACGCGGCGAAGGCGAACGCGGCCCCGTACAAGGGGACGGGACAGAAGGCGCCCCAGCCCGTGCGCGCCGCGGTCCAGGCCGCCAGCAAGGACATGAAGGCGGCGAAGGCGAAGGCCAGCCAGGCCGCGGCGACCGTCGGGCCCACGACCCAGGCGATCGAGAAGGCCCAGAAGGCCGCGGACGCGTGGGGACAGGCCCGATCGCTGGGCTGGCTGCTCAACAAGAAGTTCAAGGGGCGGCGGCTGCCCGTGAAGCATCCCGCCCGTCACTTCATCGGCCTCCACCCGAAGGCCACGAAACAGGTCGAGGACGACCTGGGCATCATCATCCGAGGCGGGAAGCCCGCGGGCAAGGGCGGGAAGGCGCACCCCTAGCATGGCTACCTATGACGTCCGCAGGGTGTTGCGCGTGCCGGGGCGGCTGTGCATCAACCCCACGAACCTCGCCAACGCGTTCCCCTGCGGCGGCACCGACCTCGGCGCCGTCCGCGGGATCGAGTTGCGGCAGGACGCGCCCTACTACGCGCTCACCGCGGAGGAGTTCGGCTTCGAGCCCGTCGAGTATCTCGAGCGCGGCACCGTCTGGGGCCTGTCGTGCGTCCTCCGCGGGTGGGACGCCAACGCCATCGCCACGCTGTTCCCGAACACGTCGACGGGGACGACGACGGGCGAGAAGGTGATCGCGGAGCCCGGGAGCGTCCGCGCGGGCATCGTCATCAGCGGGCGCTCCGTCAAGTTGGCCTTCGTCCCCGACAACGCCGACGGGGCCCCGACGGTCCTGCTCTACAAGGCGCTGCCGCTGATCGCCGTCCCGTTCCAGATCGACCTCTCGAGGCACCAGGAGATGGTGCTGACGGTCGCGTTCGTCGGGATCCGCGACGCCTCGGCGCGGGTGATGGCGATGGGCATGAGGAGGGATCTGACGCTGTGAGGTGGCTCATGGGCCTGTTCGGTCGTCGTCGCTCGCCCGGAGGTGCTCTCCACGGCCCCGCGTCCTCGCCGGTCGACCTGACCGTCGAGTCGTGGGCGTCGTTCCTCCGGGCGGGTGGCTCTGTCGGCCTCGACGAATGGCTCGCCCTCGACGGCGAGACTCGGACGGCGATCGAACAGGCAGGGATCGCGGTGATGGCGGACTTCGCCTGCGCGCTGGCCCAGGCCATGTCCGGGCCGGAGGGGCTGGTCGAGGTCGCCGCGCTCGCCGACGGCGGACGCTCCCGCGAGGAGGCGATGGCGAGCGCGACCCTGGAAGCCGCCATGTCGCTCATGCGACGCCAGGGGGCCGTCCGATGACGCCGTTCCAGATGCTCCGGCAGATCAAGTGGCTCGCGACGCGCGCGCGCTGGGCCTACGGCACCCAGGCGCTCGTCCTGGGCGAGTCCGTCTACGCCACGGCCGGGATCGTCGACGACGCGGTCAAGACGCGCTTCCCGCTGTGCCTCCTCAACCTCGGCGCGGGGCGGCCCGATCCCGACGACCCCGATCTGATCGAGCAGGACTTCGTGCTGGCCCTGGTGACGCTCGTCCACGGCGACCCGATGGGCGAGCAAGCCCTGGGCGGGGGCCCGCGGACCCAGGGGATCGGGGACTCGAGGGGGCGCGGGCTCGCGGAGGTCGAGGCCCCCGTCCTCGACGCGCTCTCCCGGCTCACGGGCGCGGACGGGTGTCCGATCATCGTCAGCGAGTCCAGCGAGGCCGCGGCCGCCGTCCTCAACGACGGAGCCGTCGGCACGTCGGGCGTGGCGCGCGTCTACACCCTCACGGCCCTCTGCACCCGTCAGGAGGAGTGGCAGCCCCCGTCCCTGCTCGTCGCGACCCAGGTGCCCCCCGCGGGCACGCTGTCGGTGTCGCTGTCCTGGGCCATCCCCCCGCTCCGGTACGACCTCCGTCAGATGGTGCTGCGCCGCGCCGTCGGGGCCACGCCCCCCGCGAGCGCGACGGACGGCACCCCCGTCACGCTGTCGACGGTCCTGGCGACGTCCGTCGTCGACACGGTCCCCGGGCTGGGGACGTACTCCTACGCGCTGTTCGCCGGGTACAACGACGCGGGCGACGACGGGGCGACGGACGACCACTACTCGAGCCAGGTCGTCGGCACCTACGCGACGGCGGTCGTGGCATGATGGGGCGACATGGGTAGCGAGGCCAAAATCCGCATCCGGCTCGACACGGCGGGCGCCGAGGCCGACCTCGCGCGCCTGTACGGCCGCATGGGCTCCGCGCCGAACGTCAACGTGAACGTCAAGGGCCCCGGGATGGGCACGATCGCCGCGGGCACGGCGATCGGCCATGCCGCCTACGATACGGGCAAGTCGATCCTGGGCCGCGGGCGTCCGCTCGTCCAGGGGCTCGTGGACGAACTCGCCTACTCGGCCTTC